TCACGTATAAGGTCAAACTCCTCAGACTGAATAGCTAGCTGCTGGTTCATCTTTATTGCGAGGTCAACACGCAAGCGTTCTTTGGGAAGTAGCTCTCTCTTTAAGTCAGTCTCCAAAGCGAGTACTTGAGCTAGGCGCTCCCTCTCGACGCTATTAACCCGGAGTAACTGGTTTTCCAATTCAAGATTCTTTAGGAACTTCTCAACAACTGGATCAGCAACGTCCCGAGGTTTATTTGCAGTTGGTCCCAACCCCGCTTTCCTTGCTTTCTCAGTAGCGATGCGTTCTCTTTCAATACGTTTTGCGGCTCCTGCTTCAGCTCTTTTGTTTATCTCCGCTATTATACTGCCAGCTTTGGGGCCTAGCGCTGTAGCTAGGGCCCCAAGGAAATCTACATCGAAGCCAGATAGGTATGCATCTTTTACATCTTGGCCAAAGCGCAGTGCGGCGCCAACCGTGCTTCTATCATCTTTAAACTCTTTGCCTAGCGCTTTGGTTACTGAAGCAGCTTCATCTTTAACAAACTCTGAGAACTTAGCTACTCCTTTGCCTACAAAAGCAAATAGTCTAGCCCACCAGCCTATAATTGTATTTACAACTTTACCGACGATTTTACCGAAGGGACTGCCTATAGCTTCACGCCCTAGATCGCCTATCTTTTTGAATATAAGAGTATACGCCCGCAGTAGCCCAAGATAATGTCCGAGTATAGTATTGACTGCTATCCCTGCAACTTTAGACACGTCAGTGAAAGTTGTAGCTACATCCCCAAAACGGCTCTGAACAAACTTCGTAGCATCGTTCGCAGCCTTCTTGAAGAAGTTGAATACAAACTCCATCTCCTCTCCTATAACCTCAAATGCCGCTAGAGCGAAATCTTTAAGATTTGCAAGTTCTTGCCCTGGCAACTTTAGCTTATCTGCAAAAGTAACTAGCAAAGCTATAAGCGATGTTATGCCTAGCGCTATGGCCGTGAAGGGATTTGACAGAGCAAAGGCTGCCAACGCTATGCCTGCTGCCGCTACGGCTTTTACAAATACTACTCCAATGACAATTGCTGCTGCGCCAGCGACCCGTGCGATATTATCTAAGTTAAAAGCCAGACTTAGCAATGACCGCGCAAACGTTTCGCTTATTTTGAAAGAAGCGTCAAGCCTACCTATAAACAGAGTAATGCTATCTCTAAGCACTACGAATCCTTGGCCAATTGTAGGCACTGTTGTTTCAAATATCTTCTTTAGATTCTTGGCACCTTTCTCAAAGCCTACGAAGAATTGCTTGGATGTTACCTCACCAGCTAGGATAAGCTGTCTCAATCGAGCGACAGAACCACCAGCGCGGTCAATGCCTTCCGCTGCAGCCTGCGCGATCGGGAACGCTCCTTCCAAGATAGAGTTGAATTCTTCTGCACGAACAATGCTTGACCCTAGAGCCTGCGACAACTGAAGCAAAGCGCCACGAGTTGTTGCTGCAGATGCTCCCTGAATAGCGAGAGCCTGACCAACCTTTTCCACAAACCCTACAAGACGTTCGTTCGTTATGCCGAGCTGGCCAGCGGCAATAGCGCCACGTTGATATAGTGTGACAATACCGTCGAGACCTGTTCTGGTACGGCGAGCTACACCCTCTAGGGCAGACATTGTATTGTTGAGAGTTTCTTGACTAGTCGTAACAGTCCGTAGCCTATTATTCATATTCTGGAAAGCGTCGGTAACAGTCACTAGCTGACGCACTCCAGCAGCAACTGCGGCAAAGCCAAAAGCCCGGGCAATCAATGACCGGGTCCTGTCGGCCGCCTGGCCAGTTCTTTTAAGCTGACGCTCTACTGCTTTGCCACCGCGTACTGCCCCTTTCGGGTCAACTATCACAGTGATCCTAAACTCAGCCATTCCGCTTACTCCTGCGCCGTGAGGGGCGATCGACTACCGTCGGTTGATCCGTCGGTTTGCCTTTGCCATTCTGGTCACGCGCTCGTTCCGCTTTGTCTAACAACCACCCCAAATAACCTTCGTCCATTGTACGAATAATAACAACAAACGCTTCGAGCGTATCACTATCTAGACCAACAGTACACCCATATTCGCGAATCTTACTCCACGGTATGTAGCCATACTGATACCGTCGTTCAGTGCTGCAGCACCAAAAGCCGTTTACGTAAAAAATATCCAGCGCGGTCTCTGGAGGCTCTTCTAGATACCAGTCGGGAAGCTTACGCCCTTTCTTAATGGCGTTCTCTACAGAGTATCCGTCCCTTTCATACCTTAGGTCGAAGAGGAGCCGCTTGGTAAGTTTTTTGCCAAGACTTCAATGTCCATCGGCTCGGTGTAATTGGTGATCTCGACACAGAAAGTCCGGCAGTCGTCAAAAATCCAATTAGGAAGAGCATCTAGGAACGAAACACAATCTGCTGGAGTGAATACTAAGTCTCCACCGGTTTCAACATCTACCATGTCACGCCAGCCTTTTACTACGTGCTTAGGATAGAGTTCTTTGTCCTCGTCCCGGTTTGTGTCGATCAAGTCTGCAGTCATCTTGCCTGCTTTGACCTGCCGAGCAGCTTTACCTGAACGCTTAAGAAGAGCATTGAAGTATGGCTTATTGACGTCAGTGGCCGGAGCTACGATAAGAGTGGGAGACTTGCCGTTGACCGTAATTTGGTGGAGTGTGTACTCGGCGGTCATGCCAGCGTTTACGTCGAGAGCTTTAAGGTGGCTGAAGTCTGCCATGTCTGTTTCTTTCTGACTGTTTTATAAAGAAGCTAATGATGCCGCGAGCACAAAGCCCACGACACCATTATTTAGACTTAAGGCAGTGGCACCGGGAAGATGCTGATGCCGATCGAAGATCCAAGAGCGTCGTCCTGGAAAGCCGTACCAGTTACACTGATTAGGACACTTTCGTTTTCAGGGAATGACCGTTCGCCTCCACCAAGCGTCATGCTTGGAATATCGACTGCAACCACACCGTCATCGTTCTTAATAACGAAGTCCATGGTCAAGGTGGTGTTATCACGAATTGCGTCAATAACGGCACTGTCCGTGAAGATCAGCTCAGACTCGAGGTCGACCTGGAAGTTACCAGTATTCATGAACTTAGCACCGAGTTGGCCGAGTACTTTCTCCGGGCTCACTTCGTTGCCGAGTGTCATTGTAAGAGACTTGAAGTCAGTTGTCAGACCAGTCTCATCAACCTGCGTAATGCGCAAAACTGCAATATCTTCTGTGGTGTTAAACGCACCCGTCTGTGTCGGATTGGTCGCTGCAGACGCACCAGTCTTACGTGAACCGGCGACTACTGGATTCTCGGTATCTGTGCCGATGAAACCGAACGTAGCCGTTGCTTTATCCTGGCCTGGTAAGTTGAAGACCGCGGTATCACAGAAGTTACCAATTGCATACTGGAACTTAGAAGCACCACCTACATCCAAGTTTGGGAATTCAGCTTCAAACTGGAATGACCGCTCAAGGAACTCCGCGCTGGTCGTTGCAACGTTACGGATGAACTCGCCGAATACGATATCCACATCAACAGCAACCGCTGCATCTGTGAACTGTAGAGCCGCGTCGAGCTTGTCGAAGGTGATCGTATTTGCGTCGAAAGCAATCACTCTAGCATACCCGAACATATCATCTGGCGCTGCGTTTTCCAGAGCGTTCTGAATGGTAGAAGAGCCTTCTGAAGCAACTGAGCCAATATGCACTCGCTGTCCCAGAGTAAGGCCAATCTGCTGCAAAGTAGTACCGAGCCCTGTCACACCAGACAGAACTGCCTGAGGTGAAGAGTAAGTCCACACAGGAGTTGCAGCCGCGTCAATTCGGAAACCCGCGAAACTTAGCTTAGCATTCGCTGGTGCAGTTTCATCTACGACATTTTCCTCAACAGAAATCAACGTAGCAGAAGTGGCGATATCCGCATCAACAACCTTCAGCCCGTTATTAGCAGACGTCACGTAGCTGTCAACCCAAATTAAAGTACTGCCGTCCGCACTGAACTCAAACTTGTCAGCCTGAGCCGCGGTAAGAGCCGCGACTGCGTACGTATCCGCGACGGTCTCCGTGGCTGTGGTGGCAAGCTGTGTCACGTCTGTGTTGACACCTGTCGAGAAGCAGAAGCCTTCGGCAAAATCACGAAAAGACGATAGCGTCCAATCTTCATCAATCTCAACAGAACTATCCAAATCCGTAACAGTACCCTTACGGCGCTGACGGTTTCGACTGATGGGGTTACGGGCGACCGTTGTGATCTCCGCACCAAAACTGTTAATAGCATTCGGCTCAATAAGGAACCATGTAGTCCCCGCTACTCCGAGCGCCGACTCAATAGAGTAGGACATACTTACATTATTTGTTAATACCCGGCCCAATTTACTTCTCCTTAGCTATTTAATCTCATCATAGTCGAAGTTAGCCTCGACAACGGCTGTATACCATTTTCCTTCGGGGCCACCCTCGGGGGTTTTGGCATTATTGAAATCCAGACCAGAGAAGCTCGATCCTTCAAATACGTCACGAGCCTCAGTAACCAACACACCAGACTGTTGTACACCGGTATTAGACTTGGTGTATACCTGCACAAACGCAATAGCTTTAACTCTAAACCTTCTATTGCCAACCTTGCCTAAAGTCTCTTGGTTCCGGTCGACATGACGAATTGATAATCTACACCAATCAGGCACAACGTCTAGGTCGAAGCTAGGGTCCTCATTATCGAATACAATATTGCTAGTACCCGTGAAGCTAGCTAAGAACCTAGTATAGATCGCTTCCTTCGCTTCAATTAACGTCGTCATGACGCAAGTCCCTGTATGTCTACTGTGATCGCTTTCTCTATTGCTCTTTGAACAAATGCGGCAGGCTCTTGTCTACTCTTGCCCTCGTTAAGCTCTGAGATGTACGTCACGTTATTGGTTACAAATACAGACCCTCTATCCAACTTATAATTCGCAAGTACTTCCGCTACTGCTGCTGCTTGCTCATCTGCGGATTTTGCCGCTAGCGGACCATCGG